ATGGTGATCAGCTCGCAGCCTGGCTCCAGCAAAGAGACGAGCCGCTCAGCGATATCTTGGGCTTGTTTGTGTTGCATGGGGTTACTTGTTGCGCAGCTGCGCGGGTGTCGCCTCTCACCGGCACAAAGAAACAAGGTGGTTTGCGATCTGCACCCGCGCGCCGCGTCTGCAATCGGCGCTATCGCGCCGGAGTTGCCTCACCTGCTCCACTCACCGTCCACGTCCGCACCGGCGCACTGTGGCGCTCCGGTCGGCTGCCGCGCACATAGTCGCCGCCGACAATTCGGTTGCGCCTGGCCGCAGCCATCATCAGCGCACCAATGAGCCGAGGCTCGCGAATGAGTGCGTAGTGGTCGCCCAGCTCGGCGATCACATCCTCGCTGGTGAACACAGCGCCGGTGGCTGCGTGGCGCTCGATCACGGCGTCAAGGGCGTCCTCGACGAGCTGGCGCTCGTTGACGGTCGCGCCCTCTTTCACCCGCCTGATCGCCTGGTCGCGGCGCTCGACGGCGGTCGTTGGTGCCTCATGTGCCTCGGCCTCGGCTGGCTCAGCCGGCTCAACTGCGACGGCCTCCACAAGCGCCGCAGCTGCACCAGCCGAACCAGCAAAATCAAACAGCGAAGACTGCCCGTTCATCGCGTTCATCGTCATTGCGAATGCGTCTCCATGCGACCAAAACTAAGCAGTCGCCGCAGTTGCAGCCGTTTTGGCTTCACCGTCCAGAATCGATTCGGCTTCAGCGATTGCGATGGCGTTGTTCAGCGCCTCGAACGCACTATTGATCTCGTCCTGCGTGGCGTTGCCATTCTTGCGCAACACGACGCGGGCGATCGACTGCGCGGCACTGATCTGTGCGCCAATAGCCGGGGCCGCATTAGGGATAAGGCCGGCGGCCCGCACACCAAGCGCGCTAAGGTCGTCCTTCCATGCCGACACCGCCGCCGGGGCGGGTGCGTTTGGTGCTGGTGCGCTGGTTGGTGCGCGCTTTGGCTCATGGGAAGACGCCGACACTGACACCGGCGTAGGCGCAGGGTTGTCGGCTTGGCTCATCTCCTCAGTCGTATACAGGCCGCTCAATTCTTGCGGGAATGCCTTGCGTAACGCCAAACTCTCAGCACACTTGGCGAGCATCACGTCGGGCATACGTCGCCACATAGGTGTGAATTGGCCATCCTTGTTGCGTTGGGCGTAGGCATCAAGCCGTGCCACTGCCCACAGCGGCTCGCGGAAGTCTGAGCGCACGACGCCTACTTTGGCGGCGGCTGGTGGTTGCTCCTGGTCGAGCCATACTTCCACCCACTGGCCATCGCGACCGCACCAGAACGGCCCCACCTGCCCCGCATATTTGCCAGTGCGCTCGGCTACCAGCCGAAAGCCGTCGATGCTCACTTGGATCGCCATGACCTCGCGCTGCTCGCGGGCGTCCCACCGCTTGATGGCATAGATTTGCCGTGCGAATGGGTCAAGGCCGGTGCGCTTGGCTTGCTGCACAAACAGTTGCAGCTCGTCGTCGGTTGAACCCTTGGCGATAGTGCGCTTGATCAAATCGATCTGCTCACGATCAAACGTCAATACCTGAGTGCTAATTTCGTTTGCCATTTCTCTTGTCACTTCTCCTGGCTGAGCATGCGCCGCGTATTAGTGCGACGCCCGAATCAAAAACGCACTGATCACGTAGATGAGGAACGCAATCACGACGGCGATGCACACCACGGCCACCCAGGTCGGCATGACGACGGTCACGCGCTGGGCGCGCCGGCGCTGAGCTGCACGCCATATCTGTGGGTCGGTCGGCACGTGGCCGTTGTCGTAGGTGTTGGTGCCAAAGCGCGGATCGTCCGCGCCGAGCAGTTCGTTGGTCTTGTTCACGTTACTTATTCCTTGCCACGATGGGCAGATAGATGCGGATGGATTCAGCGGGCGGCTCTCCAATTTCCAGCGACGGCGGGCAGATCGCTTGCGCGCCGCCCAGCACGCACACGACCTGCCCCGGCGCCGCGCCGTGCGCCGGCCGCGATGAGGCGGCCAGCACAACGGCAACGAGGAGGAAGAGAAAACCCAACCCGACAATGAGTGAAACAATGCGGCGCGCCTTTGATGTGCGGCGTTGGCCGTAGCGGACGGCACCCAGGTCGATGCGCGTCACGATCTGGTTGTTGACGATGCCGGTGCGGAGGCCGGTGCGGAGTGCCTTCACGATTGCCAGCACTCCCCTGTGCCCTGCCCCGTCGGGCAGCACGTCATGCCATCGGCGGTGGACGTCGGCCCGGTGCAGCGCGAGCTGCAGCCGGACATCAGCGCCATGGCGACGATGAGCAATACGACGACGGCGACAAATGCGATGGCGCGGCGGATGCGCACGTAGCGCGCTACCAGCGGCGGCATGGCCACGTTCGGATTCACGCGCCGGGTCTGATCAATGAGGCCGCTGACGGCCTTGAAATTCGATAGGCCTTGCGTGCCAGCCAAGTGGCCGCGGCCGTGGTGGAGTCGTGTTTTAGCGTTCATGATGTGGCTCGGTTGGTGTGTGTTGGTTGTGCGGCGCTTTGCGCGCATTGGGCGCGCCAGGCTTTCAGCAGCTTCTTGCTCACGTCCTGGCCGGGCTGGGGCATCTGGCCGATGTCTTCCAGCCAGGCATACAACTGCCGATCGCGCTGTGCACTCGCTTTGTAGTGTTCAACCCGGCGCGCCCATTGGCCGTTAAACAGGCTTTCGAGGGCGTCAATTGCAGCCAGCACGGTTGGAGCCGGGCTGCCGTTGCGCCGCACCGAGGCAAGAGGTAGCTGGTTCACGCCGGCACCTCCGCTTCATGCGTGCCATCGGTGACGTCGGTGCTGAGGTCAATCCCCGCCTCGTTGATGGGGGGAGCATCAGACGAGGCGGGGGCGTCGCAATTAGCTGATACAGGCACGCTCGCCTGCTCAACTGAACTGCCATGGTTGGCGCTCGTGGCGGTGGCGCGTTGGCTATCCAACGCAACGGCCACGAGGAGATTGAGGTAGCGCAACATGCGCACATGGCGCTTGCGCAGCGCGGCGATCTCGGCGTTTTGGCGCTCGACGACTTCGTTCGCGGCTTCGAGCAATTCGTGCACGTCGGCCGCACCTTCAATGGCCGCTATCTCGGCCGCCTTTTCGACTTCGACCGGCGTGTTCAACATGTTGCACACTTCGAGCGCGAACGCCGGATCGACAAACGTGGCGGCCAGGTCGCCGGCGGGATTGATGAGCCGCGCGTCCTGCTCATCCATGACCACGGCCCAGTGCGCCGGAAATTCGATAGGGGCCTCGCCGAAGCGAGTGGTGTTGGTAACGATGACGTGGCCGATCACGCTTGCACCCCCGTGCGCAGCGCGTCGCTGATGAGTTCGACGGCGGCGGGCATGACCCACCTGATGTAGGTGCGCTGCGGGTTGCGGCCAGCGGCGGTGGCGACGATGGCCACCACGCGGAACTTGCCGCGGCTCTTGGGTTGAGGGTTGTCCTGCCAGTCGAGCATCCACCCGGCCGTGACGGCTTCGCTCGTCTTCTGACTGAGCAGCGCGAGCGCAGGCGCGAGGTTGCTCGACGCGCGCTCGACGGCGAATGCGGCATGCGCAAGGGCGTCGAAGGCGCAGAGCATGGGTTCAGCTGCGCGTGCAGCGCTGCGGGCTTGGTCGATCCAGTGCGACGGCGCGACCTGCGCCGCGAGGTGATCGGGGAGAGAGCGGGCCGCGTGATCAATGCGGCTCGCGGATTTGAAGTTTTGGTTGAACCAGCTGTCGCCGTAGTTCGTTGCCATACTGCCCCTTTGCCAGTGCGCTTGGCTTCCACACCGAGTGCGCACTCGTTTCAAAATGGATTACCAGCCGTAGCCGTAGCCGTCGCCGTAGCCGTAGCCGTAGCCGTAGCCGTAGCCGTCGCCGTAGCCGTCGCCGTAGCCGTAGCCGTAGCCGTTGCCGTAGCCGTTGCCGTTGCCGTTGCCGTTGCCGTTGCCGTAGCCGTTGCCGTCGCCGTAGCCGTAGCCGTAGCCGT